TCATCCTCTAACCATCGTGCGTACCTACTAGTAGCAATAAATGTTTGGTAGTCTGTTGGTAAGTAGTTGCTACTCATCTATCGTCACCCTCTCCGTGTAGTGTTCCAGCTTCTTGTCGCTTCTTTAGTTTTTCTATGTTCATCTCTGCAATAGTCTGTAGTGATAGACCACAATCATGTGCTAGTGCAGCCAACATCCATAGTACGTCACCCATCTCTACTGCAATAGCTTGCTTCTGGTCTTGTAGTGGAATGTCATCTCGCATCATCTTGGCAATCTTGCCACATACCTCACCTGCCTCTTCAGCTAGACCCAAGGCAGGGTATGAGATAGCATACTTCTTAGGGTACACGGCTGTCTTTAACGCACCTATCTGGTACTCATAGAAGTTCATCATTACCAGTTCACTCCATCTGTTTTCTTCATTAGTTCTATCATCTTATCTAGATACCATCTGGCTTTTTCAGCATCCTGAATAGGATTATCCTTGTTCCACAGGCGTGAGCCTAGATACTTTAGTACCTGTGCATGTGCCACTGATATAGATTCATACTCACCAATCACATCTACAATGTAATCCCAAGTCTCAATCTTACCTGTGGTGTAATGTTCTGGACTGTTAACCATGTCATTAATACGTGGCTGTTCTGTGTTAGCTAAGTCTTTCATGTAAGCCTCATGTCTTATTGGGATACCGAAGCTGGTTTCCATAGCTTTACTTCTCCTGTATCTGTATCGTACTCACCGTTGCGTAGGATACGTGCTAGTCGTGCGTTCTCTAGGGCTACTTCTTCAGATAGACCTTTACTCTTAAACGCAGTGACCACTGTATCCCAGCCACAACCAGATGATAAAAGTTTATTAGCAGTCTTGGGGCCAACAGTTGGACAGCCGCTATAGTTATCTGTACTATCCCCAACCAGAGTTTGGTAAGCGAAATTGTAGTTAGCCTCTGCTTCAGAGATTGTAACCACTTCGCCGTTAATCCAGTGCCTTGCTGGTATAGTGAGTAGGTCTTTGTCTTCAGACCAGATAATAGTGTCAGGGTTTGATGTACCCAATATTCCAAGAACATCATCAGCTTCTAGTCTCCTATATATAACTGTATTGTACTCGCTCATCATAAACTCTCTAGCCCATGTGAGCAGCATAGGTTTACGAGTGTTCTTCCTGTTAGCCTTGTAGTATGGGGCTAACTCTTTACGAAAGTTTTCTTTATCTGACAAAGCCACGATGCAATCTTGTACAGGTGCTTCATCAACCAGCTTTTGTATCTGGTCTTTGATACGTATTGCTACATCAGATTCAAAACTATGCAGTGTCCACAGACCATCACCCCAATCAATGGATGTCTCTGCTGATGCTGCCGCTTTGTATGCTATGATGTCACCATCAATAAGCAGTAGGGTCATCGTTTATATCCTCTTCTTTCTCAGCCTTGCGTAGTATTCGTAGTCCTGTTTGCACCTGTATGTAATCTAGGTAAGCTTCCACAATCCACTTGACACTTAGACATATGCTTACACTCAGGAATGAACAGGTTAGTATTAGCTTCCATACAAAATTAAAGTCCATTTTTGAACGCCTTGAATACATCACTAGAGAATAGTTTCTGTAGATTAAGAAGGTACATCTTTGATGCCCAATTATCTCCACCCTTCACTGTCTTAACATAATCAAGCTGTTCAATAATCTTCTTTAGATTATCCGTTTTGAATACTAGTGTTGCAAAGACCTCATCTTCTACACACAAGTTATGAAACCAGTAATCTGCCTCAGTAGCAGCAATACCACTAGGCTTACCATAGCTTTCAAATTCAATAGCTATGTTACCTGTCTTCATCCACATACCACGCTCAGACTTAACCTCAATCTTTTTATCTTGCAGCATGTCAGCTACCATTTTTTCTCTGACCTTGCCATACTCTAAGTCTAAGTCAAACTTCTTACGGTTAGGTTTAGTGGGTGTCAGACCAGTTGCTTCCATACTTGTACTCACTGTCGAGTTGACATCTGAACCTGAAGTGTTGTTCGACATCTCGCATACACTGTTGAATAAGTTTGCCTGTTGCATCCTCTTGTCCCTTCTTTACTGCTAGTTGTACTTCATCGTGAATGAACGCTACAATCTGTGCGTCCAAGTTTGCTTCCTTGATAGCACGTGCAATAAACACGTACCATGTCTTACAGATTATAGCACCAGCACTTTGTAGTAAAGTGTTGAGTGCAGCATGGCTATGCCTGATTGGAATGATACGTCCATCCAATCCCTTAATCCAGCCACGCTCATCAGCAGCTTTGGACACTGCATCCTTTAGATACTTGAGGGCAGGTAGCTTAGACAAGAACTTCTTCTTGATTGCTTTGCCTTCCTTCGCACCCTTGCCTATTATCTTACCAGTCTTCTCATCACCTGAACCATACAAGAATCCATAGATGAATGTCTTTGCGTTGGCACGTGTGGGTAGACCAGCAGCTTCCTGATTCTGTGTGTGTATGTCACCACTAACTACTGTGGTAGCATAGGCACCATCGTCATAAGCTGCCATATAATGACCAAGGCACCGCAACTCAAGGCCAGAAGCATCAGCCCCCAAGAGACTGTAGCCAGCAGGTGCTTTGAATAAGGCTCTACACTCCTCACCATAAGGCGCACCAACACTAGGAACTTGAGCCATGTTGGGGTTGCTGTGTGTACACCTAGACGTGACAGCCCCCATGTGATTAACTCTACCATGTAACTTACCACCCTTCTCCATCTTCAGCCAAGCCTGTTTGCCTGTAGCTATCTGACCGATACGTTTGTTAAGTAATAAGTACTCACTAAGTAACTTAGCCTCTGGCATGTCGATACCCGACAGCACAGTCTCATCCACCTTAGGTATACCAGTGTCAGTAAATACCTTGGGCTTCCAACCCCTGCTCATTAGTCTGTCACCAATCTGCTGACGTGATGCAGGGTTGAATGGGATAGTCTTGGTCTTAGTCTTTAACTCTACTATCGTAGGCTCAAAGGTTGCAACCAACTCTGCTTCGATGTCTGCTCTGCGTTGGGCTAGTGTGCCATACAATTCTTGAGCAGCTTTGACATCAAAGTCAAACCCATGTTCCTGCTGTTGTATCAGCAGTGTGTGTATCTCAGCCTCTAGGTCTAGTGCCTGTTGACTAAAATTTTTTTCAGTAATTTTACGATGCAGTTTGCCTGTGACTGCTGTGTCTTGGATGCAGTAGTCGAGCATCTCAGGGGTGTATGCTGCAAAGCTTTCGCTACCATTATTGAAGTCACCTTTTAATTCTCCTAGTCTATATCCCCATGCCTTGAGGCTATGGCTACCAATTAGTTTCTGTGGTAGTAAACCTTTAGCATGTAGCTTGAAGTCAATCTCTTTGACATCAGGCCAGATTGTTCTAGAGTATACCAACGTATCTACAATGTTACCCTTGAAGGTGTAACCATGCAGCTTCTCAACAACACGTAAGTCATAATCAATTACGTTGTGACCTATCAAAGTCTTGGCGTTGTCCATGAACTCCAAGGCTTCTTGTGTTTGTGTTGGGTCAAAGGTGTGTACCTCATCTGTGTGTACATCCCTAAAGACATGACACCATATCTGTGTCACCTCTTCTAATAGGTTGTCTGATTCTAAGTCCCATATGTATTCCATGCTGTGTCTCCGCACTAGCTAAAATTCTATGTCGTCCTCTTCGTCAGAGAAGTATGTCTCAGTCATACGTCCTGTATCTGACATGTATTCTAGTGAACAACATAATCCAGTTTCGCCTGACCATCTGTTCTTCAACACCCTGACCTGACTAATGTGTGGGTTATCCTTGTCTTGCTGGTTCCTTTCTAATCCTATCACGATGTCACTAAGCTGACCAATAGCAGCACTACCACGTAGTTGTGACATGCTAGTCTGTGCGCCATCCTCATGTCCTCTGTCACCAGACGGACGCTTGAGGTGAGAGATGAGTATCATACCACAGTTCAACTCTTCAACCAAAGCACGAAGCTTGGTCATAGTGTTGTCAATAATTCTACGCTCATCCCCACCTTCCATACCAGATACAACGATACTAATATGGTCAAGGATAATATACTCGCAGCCGCAACCACGTACAAGATAGCGTATCTTGGATAGAAGATTATCGCTATCAGTGCTGCCCCAATGGTCATACAGGTAAACCCTGCCAGAACCAACTGTAGCATCAAAAGCATTACGCATCTCCTCTTCAGGTAGGTCATTGCTGTGTAGGTGTAAGGGCTGGTTGAGTTCAATAGACATCAGACCTAGAGCAGTACGCTTGATGTTCTCCTCTAGTGCTATGTATCCAATAGTCTCCCCATGTTTGATAAAGTTATGGGCAAACTCCCTCGCCAATTGTGACTTACCAATGCCTGACCCTGCTGTAAGTGTGACAATCTCACCCTTACGACAGCCACCAGTCTTCTCCTGTAGTCCAGCATAGGGATAGCCTACTGATGCTTTGTCGTCATTGTGTATTACAATGTCCCATACATCTGTACCTGCTACGATACCATCTGGTCTAAAGGTCTTGGCTTCCCACATACAGTTAAGCAGTTCCTTCACACGTCCAGCTACCAACATCTCGTTGGCATCCTTCAGTGGTAGGGTAGCTATCCTGCACTTGTTGGGTGGCAATACAGACGCACACTCTTTGGCTGCTCGTTGTCCTGCCTCATCGTTGTCGAACATAAGCACAACGTACTCGTAGTTAGACAACCATTCGATGGCCTTGCCTACTGCTTTCTTGGCTGACGTACAGCCAGAGGGCAGTGAAACCACAGGCCACTTGTGGTCTAGTGCTTGGCTAAGAGAGAGGGCATCTAGTTCCCCCTCTGTGATAGTAACAAACTTACCACTATCACGCCATAAGTGTTCGCCATACAGTGCCACATCCTTGATGTTACCAATGACAGAGAAGTCTTTGTTAACAAAGCGTACCTTCTGTGCCTTCAGTTCACCATCACGGCTGCGATAGTTGGCTACCTGTACTGCCTGACCCTTGTAGGTTGAGACACCATAGCCCCAAAACTTACAGGTCTTCTCAGTGATACCACGCTTGGCTAGTTCTTTGAACTGTAAGTCTAAGAACATTGTGTCTGCTGTCTCAAACATAGCTACTGCCTCATCCGTTTTATCAGCAGGGGTCAGTGTCTCACAAGCGAAGCAGAAGTGATTGCCATCTGCATACAAAGCATTGGCATCACTACTACCACAGTGAGGACAAGGCTCATGCCTAATGAACTCACTTTCCGACTGCATTAACAATCTCATTAACGATGTACTGTAAGCCTTGTACTATATCATTAACTTCATCAGCATCATAGACATCATCCCTTATATCTTCAAGGATATTCTCTGCCATCTGTTCCCATGTCACATCATCTGAGAATAATTCTTCGTCAATGTAGATACTGGTAGACAATCCTGTTGAGTACAGGTTCACCATCACATCAACATCTGACGTAATCTCAGTCGTTAGTTCATCTTTTGTTTCAATCAGGCTCATTGTAACCACTCCTCAGGTACTGTTCCTTCTGCCCACACAAAACCATTACGGTCTGCCCATTCTTTACAGGTCATCTTGCTTCCATCCTTCCGCTTCTTGGCACCCTGTACTGTAGCACTAGCGTTCTGGAATACAAACCTGATGTCCAACTCTGGATGTTGTGCCTTGACAGCCTTCATCTTTCGTTGGGCATCCTGTCTGAAGTACCCCTTTAGTTCTACAATCATTGTGCCTACTGCTAAGTCAGGGATGTAGTGACGTTCCACATAGTAGGCCAGCTTCTCTGGCTCATACTTATATGCAACGCCACGTTCATCAAGGTCACTGATGACCCTCGCCTCAAAAGTCCCCTTCGTTGGCATCGTTCACACCATCCTCAGAGTTAAAGACATCTGCTGCATCATCCCTAGTTACGGCTGATGTAACGTATCCGTCTTCCTCATCAAAGATAGATGCAGTAGACCCACCATACTCCACAAGATTGATAACCTGCACTGCCTTGAGGCGTAGTGTTACACCTACCTGCTTGGTTGCAGCCATCACGTATGGCACAGGTTCAGCAGCTACATTAACTAATGACCCATTACCAATCAACGCAGTACCCTGCATTGGTGTGCGCTTGGCATCAACAACCATGGGCTTTTGTTCCCATGACTGCCCATCCTTAGACTTAACTAACGCCTTCATCTTAGCTTTGAAGACTAAGTTACCAGTCGGATTACCTGCTTCGTCTACATCCTGTGTGTATGCTTGACGTGTGGACAGGACAGTCTTGAGTTTAGGATTGTCCTTGACAGCTTCAACATGTTTGGCATTGACCATGCTATCCAACTGTTCACATACGTGTGCTGCTTGTTCTTCTGGTACGATTACCTGAATCGAATACTCACCATCCTCGTTGAAGCGAGTGTCTGGTTCAAATACTTTCGCCCATTGTGCATTGCCTTTAATCTTCAGCATATTTGTAACTCCTGTTCTATGCTAGTTAGTACTTGGCTAGGTTGTAACTTTAGAAATCACGCAAAAAAATACTCCGATTGTAGTATCTCACGCAAATTTAATTCACCCCTAGCTGGTGGCACTGGTACATCTTCAGTACCTAGTACCTTAATAGCATGTTGTCTCAACTCTGTCAACACATCATGCTGCTCATACATATTAACAAACTCCTCACGTAATACCTCAGACAACAGCGGCATCATACTACTGTGTGTACCGTAGCTGTCGTGTACCATAGCAAAGTCTTGGATACCTAGCTTGCTTGCCTTGTTGATAGTCTTGGTCATAGCTGCTGCATCTAGACTGTGGACAAAGTTAGGGCTGCTGCCCAATCCTGTCCTCTGCCTGTTCACTGAGTGTGGTTTGTCTTTGGGAAAGGACAACGACACGATGTCCCCATTGATATGTGTCTTGATTCTTTTCTGCTGCACCTCACTGTATTGTTGTAACACTAACCATCCCGTAGGTGTGACCCACTCCATGTGCCTGTTCATCTGAGCATACACATCAGCCACATCCTTGATGTAGTCCATCACCTTACGTGCTGACACAATCACCTCACTGATTGAATCCCACACGTGACCAGCTAGGTAGCTGGATGCCTCAAACAAATCATCACCGAATGGGTTAGGCTCACCAGCATCTATCTTATCGTGCATAGCTTCCTCTATGTAGCCACGACATGCGTGACGTGTACCTGAGTAGGGTACAATCATCACTGGACGCTTGGCAAGCTTCCTGTCTACGCCAAAGGCTAAGCACTTACGTGCTAGTTCTGTGTCGTCCTGCTGCACACGTGCGATAGTCTTGTCTGCCACCTGTGTGTAGATGTCTTGAGGTATACCTGATGGTACTAAGTTAGTAGCAAGGCCACCCTGCCTGTCCCTCAGTATAGCAGAGAGGTGCTGTAGCCCATTGCAGCTACCATCTGCCGACACAGGTAGGCGTGTCTCGTACCCCCAGCTATGCTTCATCAGGCCTGACATCTCGTAGCACCACGCCAAGAACTGGAATGGTTTGTCTGCCTCAAGCCAGACCATGCACTCGTATGGGTTGGACACAATGCGGTGCGCCCACATCTCTGCATACTCCCATGCCCATGTCTCTCGCTGGTCTAGTGTAATCTTGTCGTTACCATACAGGTTAGCACCATGAATACACAACCACCGTGCATCATCCCAATTGTTGATAGCCATTGGGTAGCCAAACTCTAGTAGTGCTTTACTCCAATCGGCAGACTGAGGTGAGAGGAACGTGCTGCTTGCATACTTGCGAGAACGGAAGTCGTTCTGCCACACGTAGTAGAACCTGTCGTACCTAGCAAACTGTTCTGCTATCTGTAGTGTACGCTCTACTTGTATGCGCTTGCTCACGCTGCGGTTGTTGAGAGAGTAGATGTGATTACGCTTGCGTGACCATGCACGAAACTCATCCCTCTCATCCTCAGTCAACTGCTTGGGGTCACGGTCAAAGGGATACTCAGGTAGTGGTATATCCTCTTTGGCTGGTAGCTTACCCCATTCATGTCCGTTGTCCCATATGGTACGCATCACCTCAAGCAATGGCTTGTTGATACGCCACTCTGTTTGTTGCAGTGTGTTAAGACAGGCATACTCTTGGCTCAAGTCTTCCTGTCTTAGTCTGCGTAAGTGTGTCTTCAAACTCATTTGCGCCTCACTATAGGTAGTTCATCTATATCGTGACCATGAAACCCACCACCCTGTACATCTGTCCAGTCCTTGGGTGGCACTATGCAGGGTAAGTAGCGTGGCCTTGATACTTCCATGTATTCGTTGAACGCTTGGATAAACTCTAGCGTACCGTCAGTAGGTTTGACATAGGTAGCCCTACGTCTACGCTCAGTCTGCTGTGTGTCCAGCTTTACAATGCCTGTGTGCTGGATGATTATGTCCACCATCTTAAAGCCTACATGCACACGCTCTGACTTCAGCCATGCTAATTCTTCGTACCCATCCTTGTTCATCTTGTGCGTCAGGCCGTAGCGTCTAGCACCATAGGCTTTCTTCATAGCCTCTTTGATTGTGTTCTTGGCTACACTACCCTCTGCGTGTACCCATCTGTCTAGTCTATCCTGCATCTCAATGTTAGTACCAATGGTACGTGCCACATGCAGCAGTGTGTTCTTCCTGCTGATGCTGTCAACCAACGACACCACTGAGAGGTAGGCTACCTGCTCTGCATCCATATCCCTGACACGCTTCCATGCTATGTCTCTTGATGGATTGTTAGGGTTGGCTAGGTACTGTTCTATACCCTGTGCTACCTGCCCCACAACTGTACCCACAATGGCTCTACCATGTGGCAGGTGTGATTCCCTACCCTTTTCAATGGCCTTGTCTCTGGCCTTCCTGAAGCGATTGACACCACCTGTCAGCATGTCTGCCTCAAGTTCAAGCTGATGCTCAAATAGGTCTTGGTTAGTTTCTAAAGTTACAACCATGAGAAGACCCCCTTTAACTATATACTATAGTATGTTTAACATGTATTACATTTAGGACATGTCTTAGATGGATAGCATCCCTGCTATCCCGATGGTGAATACACCTGCTAACATGACTACAAACTGTACACCTGTCACTGATTCATAGTCACCTAGCATACCTACTACTGCTACTGCTATCATAGATACAATCCATACTGTAAGTAGTACATCCATCATGCTTCTCCATAATTCTCAAGTAACCAAGTCTCAAGTGGTGACTGGATTACTGCTTCTGGTTCTTCTGCCCACTGCATCTGACACTCAGGGCAGTAGTATTCAATCATCCCATCCACTGCGTACAAGGCTTCAGCCTCACCACTACAGTGCATACAGTTCTTATACCCCATGCTCATTGCTCTGTCCTTCCTCATTGGTACGCAACAATTCCCCAGCTACATACCCCATCTTAAACTTGATATGATACTGAGCCTGTTTGTTCTTATCATACTGGTTGTCATAAGTCAAGCCATGATAGCCATTGTGATAGCCCATAACGTAGGCATCATCATACTTGTTGCGTCCCTGATACATTGTCTGTCTCCGTCTAGTCTGCATCACTGCTCTGTGTACTGGTGTTACCTTCATTAGAACATTGGCGTAAACTCTACGCCATCCTCATGCTGTTGCTTTAGACTGCGTAGTTGCTGTCGCATAGCTGTTACATCCTCACCATCCCACTCTGCATCTTGTATCTTGATGGATAGTGCTGTCATTTTTTTGACAGTATACTCTAGCCTATCGTCAGAGTACACGTCCTTGCAGTATGTATCAATGTACATGCTCATCTTCTACTCCCTGTGCATACAGAAATTCCCCTGTGTCACGAATAGTATTCAAATTTATACCGATGGTTGCATTATGCCAAGACTTTAACTTGTGTAACACATCAAGTGCTTGTTCTTTTGTGAGCCAGTCACACTCTATCATTACATCCTCAACAGACCACACGATTGCAATCTCATCGTCTTTTAGTTCAAGCTTTGTCATTGTCAATCTCCTCTACGTCATTGTCTATGATAAGACTTAGCATAGGTTCGTTGTCATTGTCAATGTCTAACGACACCACGTACTGGTTTGTCCAGATAGACAAGTCACCACGGTACGCCTCGTATAGTAGGTCATACATCTCTTGTGCCTCGTATACTTCGATGGCCTCAACAATCACATAACCCTTACGCTGCTTGTCGTATTCCATTAGGGTCATGGTGTGTGCGCCTTCACCGTCCTGTGTTATGTCCAGCCTGTAGCTGTCGTCTAAGTGTAGCTGTAATGTTCTCATCATTTTACAAACTCCTCGCTTGGTATCTTGTCCCACTCACTGCGTCTAATCTTCCACTTGTCTCGCTGTATGGGTGTGCAAAACCTCACCCACTTCCTGCCTACTACTACCCACACTAAACGTGTGCCGCATACAGGCCAGCGTGTGTCGTATAGGTCACACCTAAACAACTTGGCATTAGCCCATGTTTTTTCTGGTGGTTTTTCTATGCAATGGTTAGTCATTAGTCCATCCTCGTCACTGTGTAACCGTCATCAGTTGGTATTGCTACCAAGGCGTACGGATAAAAGTACACTGTACCCTTGTGCGTCTGCATCTTGCCTATGTATGGCATGTCAGGGTCTTCGTCATACTCACTGCTGTATGTGCCATCATCTGCCACAGTACCATTAAACTTGTGCAATGGGTAGCCGTAGCTTTTTTCTAGATAGTCTGGCAGACTATCCACCTGTAGTAACACAGCCTCAGTCACCCAATAGGGCAGTACCCCTAACGATTCGACAAGGTGTTCTTGTGGTGCGTCATAGTCTTTGTTGTTGATTACTAGTGTCATGTCCTAATCCTTTCTTACCTCTCTGTAAGTGTCCAGCTATGGCGGCAGTTAGTCTTCCAGTTGTTCTGTGTACCATCCCAATCGCACTCGTAGACTGTGCAGATAAAGTTACCTGTATCCTCATCAGTATAGGCGTTCAGGTCAAACATCCTGTCACCTATCTGGATGCCGTACCAATCTTCATCACAGCAATTAGCCATGTCTTGAAGAATTACTGTGTCATAGTAGGCAGTCAGATATCCACGTTCATAGTCAGATAGTACTAGGTCAAACCCACTGTCATAGTTATCAGTCATTGTCTTCCTCCATGTCAAAGCCCCCTATGTAATGTTGTGTATTCTGCGCCATGCTACCCATGTGATAGCTTGCATCTCATATGCTTTGATACCACATTGTTTTGCCGCATGTCTATATAAATCTTGCAACATGGCATATTCTTTTTTGCCTATGTTAGTCTTGTCATCCGTCAAGCCTACTCGCTCACCATACGCAATGTTTCTGGCATGTCCGTCTATGGTGCATGTGTCCTCGCCCATGATGTTTTCATAGAAACATACTATCTTTTGCCCATTGAGTATAGCCTTGGTCTCTGCATAGTCTGGCATGTCTTGCAGTATGCGCCACGCCTTGGCTCGCATGGTATGGTATGTGCTAACTTTTACCGATTCGATATGGTCGCCACGCATAAACGCACCTATCAAGTCGTCTGCATTGGTCACGTTTCTGTGCCACTTGTTGTTGGGCGATAGTGCCGCCACAACACCCACTGCAATGTGCAACGATATGTCGTGTTTGTCTGCTATCTTTTGGCACTCGCACTTGGCTACATGATACCATGTCATGCCATGCTTGACCTCTTCTGGATTGGCAAGTTTATAGATTGCCAGTATGTTTGCTACAGTCATTGTCTACTCCCTAGCTATTACAAGGTACAACAATGACTAGCACTGTTGTCCCCTATATGTCAAGTGCGTGTAATGTCTGCAACACCTCCGAATGTACGGTTAGCCAATGCTGGCACATGTAAGTACCGGCTAACCCTGCCTGTATGCAGTCCCATAAACGTGTTGCCACTGCTAACACCGAAACGATACTTGCTAACACGTGGCCGCTTGCCTACTACTGCTACAGTTTTGCCGAACATCTTGATAGTTTTGGTTTTCATAATGAAGCCCTCTCTCAATATAGGCGCACCATTGCACCTTGTAATAGCTAGGCGTTTTTACGGTTGCTATCCCGCCCACGCCTAGCTTGGCACCAGACCTACGCCCCACCTTGCCAGCTACTGCTAGGATTTTATAGGGTCTGTAGCCACGCCGTTCCACGGACTTCGGTTGTCTTATCGCTATCAAGCGTATGTTTAGTCTCTATACGGTATTCTCTTTTATTCTGTTAGTCAATCCATATTCGTATTTAGTCTGCTATTCTTTTTTAGTCTATAGCCTAGCATGGTTGAGCGTATCGCTTATGCGCTTTCTTTCGGCCTATGTCGTAGGGCTGTTGTCTGCCTAGGCAGTGCGTCGTTCCCTTCGACACCACAAAGACTAACACCAAATAATTGAGAAAGTAAACGACTAATATTTGACACTTGTAGCGTCAGAATATTGACAAGTGTCAGGTTTTTGACAGGTGTTTATATATATTATAAGTATAGGAAAAAAACAGATAGAGAGAGACACAGAAGTGTGTCAAAAATGTCACACATGTTGCACATTTATCACAAGGCAATGCTAAACATGTTGGAAATGTAAGAAATGTTTAACGTGGCGCATAATGTTAGGCATGGCTAAGATGTTTTGCATGTGCTATAATTTTAAGGCATGAGGGGGTCACGCGCATCTACTAATATTATATACCCCCTCAGATTTTTTCGTCATTTTTAGGCCTGTTTAGCACCTTTAATGGTGCATACAAAGTCTATAGTTTTCCAATGACCATCTGGTGGATACTCTTCGTGTATCACTTTTAACTCAATGCAAGCAGCATAAGTATCAAACCACTGTACATCTTGTGTCAAACATTTGACATCTGTGCAAACAGTAAGCAGTAGTGTCCATATAACTTCCATGTTCTTGCCTTAATCTCATAGCCGATGCATAAGCAGCATCACTACAGTATGTAAAACATGTCCTAAATGTAATACATGTTAAACATACTATAGTATATAGTTAAAGGGGGTCTTGTCTAGGATGTAACTTTAGAAACTTATCCATCCATCCTGCTGCCTATCTACTGATGCTACGTTCATGTGTGCCATAAACTTTTCTAGTTCATTATCCAGTAGTTCTTCTTTTCTTGTTCGTATTTCTGTATCTGCATCAGCAGCCATTTGCTCTGTCCAGTACTGCACTGCCATAGCAAGTACGTCAAGTCTATCGTCATGTGCTAATGCTCCACGTTGTTTAGTTATCCTAGTCATCTGGTAGGTCAGCATGTACTTGATACCCTTTTCAGGGGGCATGTTCTGTACACTGTCGTAGTCCTTTTGTATGACCTTAGGGTCTACTACAAGTCTATGCTGGTTCATCACAGGCTCTAACGTATCAATGATACGCATTTCCTTTTGTGTATTATGCCTAACCTCTTCCAGCGTAACTGGATAAGTCTTTAACATGTACGGCTTGAGCAGCTCAGTAAACATACCGTCACCAAAGTTACTCTCTATGAGTACCGTGTTTACCTGATGTATCTTGGCGAGGTCTGTAAGATGCTGTAGTGTAGTGTCAGAGTAACCACCCTCAACACCACCACAGTCCACCACGTACAGATAACCATTCAACATCTTCACAATCGAGTAGGCAGTCTCGTCACTACCTCTACCTGATGGGTCAATAGCCATCACTGAGCCTGTGTATTTAGCCCTACCTACTGTATCTTCTGGCGCATAGTACTTATCGCCACTTAAACCCACGTTAGGAATCTCTGACATGGGCTTCATTATTCCGTACACCATCTTTTCTGGTGCTGTATCCTTGTCACAGGAGTATATAATAAGGTCACTCAGTTTAAGCGGATATTTGTTTGCGTCACTGAGACTAGTATCCAACATAAATTGCAGAGCAAAACCGCTTCTACCATAACTAAGTTCTCTTTCTAGTAAGTCTTCATCATCAAATCGTTTAGCGTCCGTAGGATGACCGTACACGGCCTCTAACTTTTCCTGTAGGGTTTCATACAAGAAGGGTGCTAGACGCCCCCCATAGGCCTTCTCTGCGCGTTCTAGGCTAGGATAACGAGCAGGCCATACCCTCATGGCGTATCCACGCCCCAACAGTACGTTATACAGGCTCATTTCATTCTGAGGTGTACCAAGATAAATAATCTTACCGTCAGGCTTCAAGACAGCATCAAATTCCTTGACAGTCTCCCCCAGCTTCTCACGCATCATGTGTGTCATGGAGTTGTTAGGAACTTCTACGTCATCAGCAATGATAATATCAGCACGTGAACCTGTAAGCTGCCCTGTGACCCCTACAGACTTCACTGAGGGGCTACCAGATGCTTTAGCAGGTGCTACATCAAACGCTATCTTAGACCATCTCTGCCCCTCTTTAGCCACCAGATGCTGGCATATGGGCAGTTCCATAATAATACGTTGCGTAAACGTAGAGAAATCGTCAGCACGTGCCTTAGACGCAGACACCACCATAAACTTTAACTGTGGGTCTAGGAGTAATTGGTGTACCACGTAGGCAGCAGTGATGTAAGACTTACCTACACCACGGAAAGCTTCGATAATACAACGCTTGGGACTGTGCTGCAAGTAATGTGCAATGTCGTACTGTACTGGCGTAGGTTCTGGTAGACCCAGATGTTGCCATACTAAGTACGTAAAGTTCCTAAAGTCTCTCAGAGCCTCAGGGACGGCGTTTGGTTGTTGCATAGTGGGTACATACCTCTCAAGGCTCTAAGGCCTGTCAGTGGGCTTCTATGAGCGATTAAACACTATTTTATTTGTACATATATAGCATAGTAGTTTTACATTCTCAAATAGCTTCGGAATGTACTGGACAGTCTTACAATGTTTACACACATGTTTAGTCATCGTATATCACTTCGATGTCGTGTGCATGTGCATCGTTTACCTTTGCCCATATAGCGTTTATAGGTGCTACTGAGAACTCCCACGTAGCTGCCTTGTCCCCTACGGTAGCAGAGCCATCAAGATTAAGACCGCTTGTAGGTGCTGTGGTGTTATTACTAAAGCCTATAGTAATAGCGTGGTTGTCGTGGTCATTTTGAATACACAGGTACATACGAGATGGGTTGTCATCTAATATCTTTACCCAAGACTGGTCAGCAGGTAGCGTGACGTTCTTAGATGCTAGACTTGCGTTGTGGCCTCTCATTGCACACTCTCCGCTACGTCAAACGGTAAGTCGTTAAGAAGGTTAGCCATAGGGCTTTCAGCAGTGATGACATCCAGTGATGCACCATTGTCTTTCAAAAATTTGACAGCTACTGACAGTTCACTTGCAGTTGCCTCACCGCTACGTACACGTGCTAGTAAATCAGTAGTAACAGCAGCATGTAAATCGTCCATCTGTTGTTTTTGGCTCATTGCCACTCTCCTGTGCGTATCTGCTCCGCAACTTCTACCGCACGTTGGCCTACTTGTTTAGCCCACCTGCTGTTCAGAAATTCGTCTGCTGCCATATCGTAGCTTCCGTCCTTTAGCAGAGCCATTGCGTTTACGAACTTGCCCACTGTCCCTATCCCTACGTTGAAGGTGAAGTTGATAAGGGCTTGAAAACGTGCCGTGTCTAGGTCTTCTGTCCACGGAAAGGTCAACACCAACTGGTTTGTTGCCCTCTCTATGTCGTTTATCAGCAACATCTCTGCTTCTTCTTCTGAGATGCCTACATCTTCCAAGTTTCTTCCAACACCGATAGTAAGCTTGTCTGCTGTGCATTTGTAGGGCTTTAACCTCAATCCTTCGTGACGTTTAAGTTGTTGAATTAACTGTGAATAGTTCATGCTTTCTTCTTATACTTATTTGTCTTCTTAGGAAAACCAGCCTTCATGTTGGCATAGGACTTGTCACTGATAGTAGACTTACTCTTAGGTCTGCTAGTACCAGCTTTTTTACGCTTGTTAATGTTTTCGTATAGGCTCATAGTTACCTCTATTTTTTGAACATCTTAGTAAGTTGTTGAACACCAAAGCTTGCAGCAAATACAACGCCTACAGCAGTCTTATAGAAGTCTGGCATACTGTCTAGGGCTTGGAAGCCACGCTGTACGATGTCTTCGTGTCCTGTGAAGGCTAGTATCAGGGGTATGCTCACCAAAATTGTTAGCCACTCATCCTTCCAGCTTGACGCAGAAGCCTGTGCCATGGTCTGGTTCCACTCCATTTCACCAGCAGCAACCTTCTTTGCTACAGCTACTTTGGCTTTCTGTGTCTCAACCTTACCTTCCATCCATGTACTGGCTAGGCCAGCCACGGCCTGTACTACTCCTAGTATCATAGTGCCTGACCTTTTAGCTGCTTACATCTAAACTTTTGTGCCATGATAGCACCCTCATGTATTTCTGCAATCATGTTACCCATTTCGTAGGCTCTGGTTTTACATTGCTCCTGTGTCTCGTAGGGGCCACGTGTGTCGTGGTATTCCCAGCACATGTCAGGAGAAGCTATAGCACAGGCTAGTACTATTGTCTTAAACATTCATACTCTCCTTAACAACCCACAGAATAATACCTAGCGTAGCCAGACCTAATCCTATACACACAGCCCAATAAAAAACTATAATGCAGTTGTCAGTAAATTGTTGTCGTTCTTTTTCCGCTTGCTTTTGTGCAGCAATTCTTTTACTACGTGCTTCTGCCTGAAACTTAACCCAATCCTGCCACAGTCCTGCCCTACCGTAAAGCTGCATAGCCTCACGTAGTTCGTTTTCCTGCTGCTTGATTTTTTCTAAAGCCATAAACTCTTCTAGGTCATCACCAGACTTACCGCCTACCTGATTCCAGAAAGAATTTTTCTTTTTGTTGGCTCTAGATTGTAAAGTTTCTTTGGCATCTACGTACTGAGAGATAGCCGTGCCAGCGTCAACTAGTTCCTTACCATTGGCTAGAGTTTGTTTTATAATGGCAAAGGCAGCGTTAGCCGCCGCTAGTTCCGCTAACATGGCTATTCTCCTACAGTTTCATTAGTAAGGATGCTGCGAGGCCAACAACAATAATTGTTGACCCCATAATCATTGCTTCTAAACGCCACAGACGCTTATCAAGGCTTTCAAGTTTATCACCAACAGCCTTGTAGCGTACTGCACATTCTTTCTCATGGCTCTCTAAGTCGAGGGCAACACGGAGTTCGGGTGTTACTTCCTGTACTTGTTTCATCAGCCAGCAATCTCATAAATGGTCAAATTAGAAATAACTCTTTGGTCATAGTTGGTGCTTGCTCTGTCTGTATGTGTTCTGTTTACATAAACTTGGTTGTTACCAGAGCCAGTTCTTACTTGTACATTGTACGTTAACTCAGTTGCTGTATTAGGCTCGTCAATGTAATGCCAATTAGCAGGTGTCAATGCAGAACCAAGAGGGCCACTATAATCAAACGATGTTGTTGCAAAAACCCTTGCACCATCAGTATCACCAACTAAATTTGTTGTTGTGCCACCAGTGATAATTCTTTGAACCCTAGCGTATGCAAAGTCACCTGAGTCAATAACGCCAAGGTGTAATGTCCCTACTGCTAAAAACTTGCTTGATGATGAAGTTGGGGTAAAAGTAAGGGTTAAATTACTTATATCTGCAAAAGTTGTAGTAGGTATAATTTGAGTATCGGTTTTATTTGCAGAGTAAACATTCAACACCCCACCACCAACACCTGATGGCAACGCAGTGACGTTGGTCAGGGACTGATTGTTTAATCGTATAAGTGCCATATCAGTCTCCTATTTGTAAGCGGTAATTTTTAAGGTTGGCCTTTGAACGCCATTATACGTAGTACCGTCCCAATACGTTATTTTATGCAAATCGCCTTCGTAACTACTACTATGTTCTCTCGCTATCAATTTGATGGTTTTGGCGGAAGTCCAAGTTGCTTGACGACCACTATCAGTGTCAGCGGTTCCGCCTATGGCAATACCCCAGCGGAAGTTAGTAGCGTGACTATCGTATCCGGAAGAACCGCCGCCCATTGCAATACGCGCTTGGGTTACTTCATCCGAATCAATCATCATTTTTACATTAACGACATTGTTATTGTCTTTACCGAACATCACAAAGTTGAACTCGTAGACGACCAGTGTTGCACCTGTAGGTGGAGTGTATGAGATAGAAGAACCAGTCACATCAGCATAGCTTGTGCTTAATGTTTGAAAGGCAGTTACGTCATCGATTGAGTAAGTGCCACTGCTTACCGTCACTTGTTCACCATTAGCATTTAGGTGCAGTTGCTCAAGAATATTACTACCAGCAGAAATGCCTGTAAGCGCAGAACCATCAATAGCTGGCAATGCACCAGTCAGTTTAGACGCAGCCATTGACTGTATCTTGGCATCAGTAATCGTGCCATCAGACACACTGCCAACGCCCAACACATCTCCAAGAGCCACAACAAAGTCGATGCTGTCTGTGACTGTTAATGCGCTGTCGAAGATAAGGTTGCTTCCCGATACAGTGAACGAATCTTGAGGAGCCTGAATCACTCCATTAAGTGAAACCAGAAGCTGATTAGCAGTCTCTGGATAGTATGCTGCGCCACCTAGCGTAAGAGCGTAGGTAGCGGTAGCAGAGGCAGTCAGGTTGTCCAGCTTGTGGAACCCACCGCCTACAGGGGATTTACCTATGTAGGGCATTATGCTAAGTCTCCATTATACTGTAGGCCTAAACCAACACCACTAGACGCAACGTCTGAGATGCTACTACTGCTAGATACCAAAATGTGAGCAAAACTTGAAGTAGTTATACCACCATCTGAAGAGTAACTTCCTAAAATTCTGTTATATCCCCCATCACCAGCAGCAGCTATTGATGTATTATCGAAACTATTTGTAAAATTAGCTTCTGGCCTTCCGCTGCCATTGTCTGTCATAGTGCTAATATTAAGTGAATTATCTGGAACGTGTGTTGTTT